AGGATTAGCATACACATTACGAATAATATGAGTGTAACTGCGTGAGTGAATTGTTTCACTGAATGTCCAAGTTTGAATCCATGCTTCTAGTTCTGGAATACTTACTAGTGGTCCAAATGCTTCAACTGGCGCTCTACCTTGTACACTATCTAATATGATTTGTCTTTTAAGATTGCTCGTAAAAATATGTTGTTCATTTTCTGTAAGAAGTTTAAAGTCGTTTGCATCTTTGTTGCAATCAACTTCTTCTGGTCGCCAAAAGAAACCTAACTGTTTATCAGTAAGTTTATCAAATTGTTTATACTTTAACATATCATATCGTTGAATCGTTACTCCCCCCGATGGGTCTAGAAATGCTTTTGCTTTTGTATGGTCTTGCTTGTTTTTCGAATTAAAAACGGTCATTTATTTTTCCTTTTAATCAAAGAGTTTTTCAAATTTTGCACTCATAGATGTTATAATTGGACCTTTTTGCCACACAGCGGGTCTACTATTCCAAATTTTAGTATCTAGTTTAGTATAACCTCTATCTTTCAAATATTGATTGAACCTCTTACTAGTTTCTTTTGAAGACTGGATATTACCACCTTTGACATCTTCTCCTGAAAACAAATCCCATTTATTATCAGAGTCATCTAAATCTTCATCAACCCGATAATCATCAAAGTGGCCTATCGCATCACCACCAAATCCGTTAGCGGTAATAAGAAATTTAGGACTACAATTGTCAAGGACATCTTTTAAGTGAGCAATTGGCTCGTAAAAATGCTCAAAATATTCAGATGCAAATATTACATCAACATTTTTCAATGTAGTAATCTCTGGTACAATATCAAAATTGTTATTTTGTCCTAATTTCTTAGCAAAATCATACTGCCAAGTATTTATTAAATTTGTTCCAGTTACGTTAGAATCAGGAAATATCTCTTTAAGTAACCCAGTAGTATACGCAAATCCACATCCTGCATCTACTACAGTATCTATATGACCTATCTCGTTCATTATATATTCGACTACGCTAATACCATTCATTGACTTTGGTGAATTCAGAACATTCACACTATCCCTAGAGTACATTTTCCAACAAGCCCATATATCAGTAATATACGATGGATCACCATACACTCCCTCATAATCTGGATTACCTTTCTTAACCGACCTATACCACTTATCGAATAATCTTTTAGCCGAATTAGTAGAACTATATTGGTGTTTCTTAGAGTCGGTTGATACTTTAATATGTTCTTTTGCATCTGCATATGCAATATCAAAATCTACAGGATCAAGTCCACTTGCAGATGCTATGTCATCAAAATCTTGTCTAGTTATTTTTAAGTTAAAACTCATTGATTATTTCCTTTTCAATATCAGTCATTAATATCTATTATACACCATTTAAACTATGAATTCAAGTCTTTTATATTGTACAACCGTCACAGTCCTCATCATCTATTAATCCTGGCTCTAATGGTTCATCATTAAGAGCATTTATATCTAGTTCACCTTGACCATCAAATGTATTAAAGTAATACAATTGCTTGCCACCATACTTATAAAACATTATAAGATGTTGTAACATCACTGACATTGGAATCTTCTCATCTTCAAAATGTACTGGATTATAACTTGTGTTCACTGAGATACCTTGGTCGATATATTTCTGTAATACTGCCATAATCTTTAAATAACCTTCTGGACTTTTCTGGTCCCATAGAAGTTCGTATTTGTTTTTCAACTTGTGAATACCAGGAACAACTTGCTTTAGTACTCCGTGCTTTGATTGTTTAACACTAACAAGACTACGTGGTGGTTCAATACCATTTGTACTATTACTAATCTGTGCTGATGTTTCTGCAGGCATAAGTGCCATCACTGTTGAGTTTCTAATTCCATATTCTTTAAGGTCTTCTCTAAGAGATTTCCAATCCATTCTTTCTTTATGAGAAACAAGTTCATCAATCTCTATTTTACGTGTATCTATTGGTACGACTCCATGTCCATACTTTGTTTCATTAGACTTTGGACATGCTCCAATTTCTTTTGCCAAATTATTTGAGGCTTTGATTAGATAATAACTCCATGCTTCTGTCCATTCGTCAACTAACTCTAAGTTAGGGTCAGAGTAATTCGTATCATTTTTAGCCAGCCAATACGCAAAATTAATAATGCCTACACCCAAAGGTCTCCTATTATTTGTTGCCAACTCGGCAGCAATGAGTGGATAATCCTGATAACTCAATAGTGCATCAAGTCCTCTTATTGCCAACTCACATGGCTTCTCAAAATCTTTTGGTGATTTAATATTGCCCCAATTGATAGCACTTAGTGTACAGAGAGCAATTTCTCCTTCTTCATCCATCACACTACTCAATGGCTTAGTTGGAAGAGTAATCTCACAACATAGATTTGATTGTTTGATTGGTGCCACTTTTGTATCAAAAGAACTATGGTCATTTGCGTGGTCAACATTCATCAAATAGATACGACCTGTATTCTTACGTTCATTCATAAACGATGAAAATAACTCAATAGCAGGTACTGTTTTCTTACGAATAGATGTTTTACGTTCTGCTTGTTCATATAGTTCACGGAACTTATCTTGGTCATTAAAGAATGCCTCATACAATCCTGGGACATCTTGTGGACTGAACAATGTGATGTTACCACCTTGCATTAGTCGTTCATACATAAGTTTATTGAACTGAACACCATAGTCCATGTGACGAACACGATTGTCTTCTGTGCCCTTATTATTCTTTAAAACAAGTAAATCTTCAACTTCATAATGCCATACAGGATAGTACAATGTTGCGGCACCGCCTCTAACACCGCCCTGTGAACACGATTTAACTGCCGCTTGAAACATCTTATAGAATGGAATAACGCCAGTATGACTTGCATCGCCATTACGAATAGGTGAGTTTATAGCACGGATACTACCCGCACCAACCCCAATTCCTGCTTTCTGAGAGACATATTTAACAATTGAACTAGATGTCGCATTGATACTATCTAAACTATCATCTGTTTCAATTAATACGCAACTACTGAATTGTCTTTGTGGTGTACGAACACCAGCCATAACAGGCGTTGGTAATGAGATATCAAATGTACTGATAGCATCATAATAATCCTTAACCCATTTTAATCTTTCTTCTTTTGGATAGTTACTGAATAACGTTGCCGCAATTAGCATGTATGCCATTTGTGGTGTTTCGTATATCTTATGTGTAACTCTATTTTGTACTAGATACTTACCACGAAATTGTTCCATCCCAACATATGTGATATCAAAATCTCTATCATGTCTGATAAAACCATTAATCTTTTCCCATTCTTCTTCTGAATAATCCGTTAATAGTTCTTTATCATAAAAGCCAGACTTCACATTCTGATTGACCAACTGCAAAATACCACATGGTTCAAAATCATTGTATACTTCTTTTCTGATATGGTAATTAATTAGATTACCTGCTACCCATTGATAGTTGGGAGTATCTTCTGTTATCAACTCAGCAGCCGCTTTAATTAATGTTTCTTGTATTTCGCTACTAGTCATTCCACTATGAAACTGGATATGAGATTTTAATTCGACTTCACTGGCAGATACATTATTGATATTGTTACATGCTTCAAAAACGACTTTGTGCATTTTCTCTAAGTCTAATTCCTCTCTCTCTCCGTTTCGTTTAACTATATGAATCCCGTTCATTATGCCCTCTATCCTAATATGTGTTAATCTCTGAATCTTCCATACCTGCAACACGTAACTTAATTATGTTAGACAGTTGAAAGTGCTTAATTTCAAACCCTTTTGTTATTCCGAGATACTGATTTCTGATGAGTGCTACTTGGTTTATCAATTCACCAACTGCAACGATTTCATCTTCGCCATCTGCGTATTTTTCAGCATCTCTACTGCTCAATACTTTATTATAGTTCTCTAAATATTTTCGTAGATACGAACTTCTTTTCTTTCGTAATGATATATTTAGATGTTCTAAAATGGCTTCTATCTCTTGTAACTGACCAAAACGAAGTTCTACATAAGCAGGAAGATACGTGGCATTTTTTTCAATATTACCTTGTATCTTCACTTCCTTTCTTGCATCCTTTAACTCTGTTTCAAAGTATTGAATACAATTAGGAATTTCACCCCAGTCTTTTACTACTTTGCTATACCAGTTCATCAGTCCCAATCATCGGTGTCATCTTCGTTTTCATCTTCTTCATCCTCAAAGTATCTATCTATTGCAACCAAAAGAATTGGGTTGCCGTCAATTAGTATTTCTATATCTTCACTACTCATTCCTAAATCATCGCATTGCTTTATGAACATTTCTCCGGCTTCTATTCTATCTTTGCCAGGAATATAGTTCACTAAAGTTTCCCACAATTCGTAAAGTGATTCTGATTCCAAGTTGACTCCTCTTAGTTTTTTCTTGTTATGATAAGCAATCTATTTATACAGATTGCTTTATTTTATACTTCTTCAGAGTCCACAGTTTCAACTGATTCTAATTCGTGTTTTTCAGCATCAATGTTCTCTTCATTCCAATCATTCATAACAATATCAAGTTTTTCATCTGACCAATTCTTGCGAAATTCAATCATCTCTTCGCCAGATTTAGCCATATACTTCAATCGATTTCCTTGTTTAACAAGTAAACCTTTCGCTTCAAAAAACTCAACTAGGCCACTATAAGGACTCATACCAGTTTCGTATGGAATCTCAACTTGCACACTCTCAAATGGTTTTGAGTATCGTGTTTTCATTACTTTACAAGCCGCTCTAATACCATGCACTTGTGAAGTTTTGTTACCATCTGCATCTACTTTTAGTTTAAGTTTACGCATTGCTACTACAATAGAACTAGCATAGATAAAGCCCTGTCCACCTGATATTTTATCATCTGGATCGAACATATCTTGTGATGCATAAGTATGATTTGTAGCAACTAAACCTACGTTGTAGTCGCCAAACATATTCACACTGTTGCGTACTAACGATGCTAGTGCTTTTGGTTTACGTCCCATGTCACCTTTCATATCACCTCGATTGAACTGGTCAACGTCAGTAGGTGTCATCATCATTCCCAAACTATCAATTACAAATAAAACCTTTGGACGGTCTGCGTGGTCAGTATCTCCGTGGTCTTCTCTGTAACCTTTCATAAAGTCTGAAATGATTTTAGCAACATCATCAATCATTGCTACATTTAATTTTAATAGTTTTTCTGGTGTAGTATCTACATCGAGTGCATGTAACCATGTTTCGTCTAGTGCATTCTCACTGTCGATTAGTACTACAAAAATTCCTTGGTCTTGTGCGTTTTTTACTATGTTACCCGCGGCTACAAATGATTTACCTGCACCACTTTCACCAGCAAAGACTGTTACTTTTCCTAATGGGATTCCTTTATGGAAGTCATTACTGATAAGTTTATTTAATGTGAAATTTCCTGTTGAAATCCAAGTGTCTGGGTCTCTAAAACCAACACTCATACCAGGAACAGATTTTGTTATATTTTTGCGAAACTTACTCGCATCAAAGGCTCGTGCCATATATTTCTCCTTATGTGATATAAAAGAGTA